TATATGGTCTATTTCGAGAATATCAGTGCTTTTCATTCCGTTACTGATTATTATTTTCCTGAAGGTGCACTATCCGGGCACCCGAATGAAGAACTCTACAGAAAATGGGCAAAAGACGGGCATTTAAGAATTTTGCCCGGAACAGTGATAGACTACAGAGCTATCATAGCAGACATTTTAAAGCGAAACGAATACTTAGGAATATTAGCTATCGGATATGATCCATATAGGTCAATAGAATTTATAAACATGCTATCGGCGGCCGGAGCCGCAAAAGTCATCACGCCGGTAAAACAGACTTATGCAACGTTCACAAGCCCTATTGAATCTTTTGAGATTACAATGGCGATGGAAAAAATAACATTTGATCCGAACCCGATAACCGCATACTGTTTCGGGAATGCTTTAATGGATGAAGATAAAAACGAGAATCGTAAACCAATAAAAAGAAGCCAAAACGAAAAGATAGACGGTGTAATAACTACCCTGATGGACTTTTGGCTCTTTAATAACGTAGAAAGGAGTTAACATGGGATTATTTAGTAGAAAAAAAACAGTGGCCGAAAGCCCTGTAAAGGAGGAGAGGAGAAGTTATTTTGAGATGGTATCCGCCGCGGATGCCACAGTATCGAATAATTATATCCCTACTATAACGAGTGGGGAGCTGGGGCTGAAAATAGCAACGGTATACAGGTGTGTAGACATTTTGTCCGGGAGTATCGCTTCACTTCCGTTACTTTCCAAAAGAAAAAAACAAGGATGTTTTACGATAGACGAAGGTAGTGATCTAAGCTTTCTTCTAAAGGTAAAGCCGAACAAGCGCCAAACATCTTATGAGCTGCTCAGAAATGCAGTAATTCAAAAGGTGAACAACGGAAATGCCTATATATTACCGATATATGGTAATGAAGGTACGATCAAGGAATTAATTCTATTATCGCCGAATACTGTTACTTACGACAAATTTAGAGACCTGTATATCGTTTCAGATGTTATTAACAACATATTCGACACATTTACATCTGATGAGATAATACACATAAGGAATATGTCGCTAGACGGAGGATATACGGGTGTGTCAACGATACAATATGCATCTAAGATATTAGGGATAACGGCAAGTGCCGATAACCTATCATTAGATTCGTTTCAGCCGGGAGCAGGCTACGCCGGTTTTGTAGCAGGGGATAGTAACACTGTAAAAGGTTTTGGAGAATTTCAGTCTCAACAACTTTCAGACGTGGGCACTAGGGTAGAATCAGAATTAAAATCAGGAAAAAAGGTTTTCTGGTTGCCGGATAATATGAAATTCAATCAGCTTTCAATGTCGCCGGCAGACGTGCAGCTATTAGACACGAAGAAATTCGGCGTGCTAGAGATTTGCCGTTTTTTTGGAGTGCACCCGGATATGGTTTTTGCTGGTCAGTCAACCAACTATAAAGCTTCCGAAATGTCACAGGTGCAATTCATGTCTAATACACTTAGACCACTGATCAGACAAATCGAATCTGAGCTACAAGCTAAATTGATACCTCAATCGCTGGCAGATTATTATAAAATTGAGTTCGATGTAGAATCTATGTACCAAACAGATTTAGCTGCTGAGGCTGAATATATGACTAAAACCATTCAATGCGGTGTATACACCGTAAATGAGTGGCGAAAACGCAAAGGGCAGCTACCTGTAGAGGGTGGAGATGTGGCAATGGTAAGCTGTAATATAGCTCCTGTAGATAGCGCAAAAATAAAAGGTGAAAAAAAAGATTCAAAAAGTATATCCAAAAACACGTAAAAAATCAGTAATAAAAAAGGCTATATGGAAATAAGAAGCTTTGATGGGGATGCAGCCCCTAAAATAGTAGAAGGTAGGACTATTCAGGGATATGCGGTTGTATTCAATCGCGAATCTCGAATAATGTTTGATAAGGCCAAAAAACGATACTTCACTGAGGTCATTAAATCGGGTGCGATTACGCCTGATTTACTCCAAAGGAGTGACGTGAAGGCCCTAGTTGAGCACAATAGGGAGCGCCTATTAGCTCGCAACATCAAAGGTGCCGGTTCTCTGACATTGGAAATTGACGAATACGGTCTAAAGTATCGTTTCGATGCTCCAAACACGCAGGACGGCGAATATGCGGTAGAGATGATACGAAGAGGAGACATATTCGGCTCTTCATTCGCTTATTATGCTAATGAATCCGACGTATCCTACGAAAAGAAAGCCGATGGAACTCTTTTGCGTTCCGTGAATAAAATTGCCTACATAGGTGATGTTTCGCCTGTTAGCGATCCGGCCTATTTTGGCACAGATGTAGAAGTTAGAAGTCTTGATTCTTTCTTTGAAGAGAAGATAGACGAAAGCTATAAAGAAGAGATTATTAATTTACGTAAATTAAGTATTTAATATGAAAAAGAAAATCGAAATCAGAAAAAGAATTGCGGAAATCAATGCAAGATTTACCGCATTAGCAGACTCTTTAGAGTCAGAAAAAAGAGGTTTAACGGCAGAAGAAATTGAAGAAAAAAGAGCGTTAACCTCCGAAAAAGAAATCCTAGAATTACGTTATCAACAAATTGAGAATGGATGGGTACCATCTCAGGAAGTTGAGAACAGAGGTGCTGCATTTGCAGGATTGATTTATGGTATTATCAATCGCAGTTTGCCGGCAGGCTATGAAAAGTTAGTTCAATCGGAAAAGGAAATTATCATTCCTGCTACACGTTCATTTCAGGATGTAGCGTCTAGTGGCGCAATTATCCCTTTGACGATAGGTGAAATCATTGAACCATTGGAAAAAGGAATGATCCTGAGCGCAGTAGGTGCAAAAATGCAGTACGGCCTTACGGGTGACTGGGTATTTCCTGTAGTTGCAGGTATCGAAGCAACTATCGAGGGTGAAAACACAGAAGTGTCCGACACAACGATTGACATCTCATCAATCAAGCCAGTGCCTAAGCGTGTATCTTTGGCTATTCCTGTCTCTAATTCGGCTATTGATCAGTCTAATGGGCTTCTTCTTGACATTGTAAACAAGCAAATCCAAATGGGATTAGCTCGTCTGCTTAACAAGTGGATGTTCGCGCCTGAAAAAATATCTGTAAAGGCTTCAGACGGATGCTTCGTTGCTCCTAAGTCTTCAATGGTAACTACTGCATACTCCTATAAGGATGTAGTAGCGTTAAAGGGTAGAGTCATGAAGAAAGGCGTTATACCTGATGGTACAGCAGCTTATGTATGTTCAGCCTCGACCTACGCTGATTTAGAGGCAACTCCAAGGAACGCCAACGGCGGCGACCGTATGATCCTCGAAGATGGTAAGATTAATGGCTATCCCGTATTCGTTACTGAGTATGTAGGTGAGGGTGTTCTAGGATTTGGAATTTTCTCTTATGAGATGGTTGGGCAATTTGGTCAAATGCGTTTGATCGTTGATCCTTATACCGGCTCAAAGAAAAACTTGACTTACTTCGTGTTGAACACGAACTTCGATATGTTGTCTCTTCGCGCTGAGGCTTTTGGCATCTGCAAGCTTGCTGTATCGGGCACGCCGACCATTGCATCTGATCCAACCTCAGTAGATATGAAATCGGCTGCAACCGTAGCTGTTAAGTCTAAGATCAATGTGACAGGTGTTAACCTTACAGCCGCAGTAGGTGCTGCACTGTCGGGTACCAACTCTGCTTTGTTTGCTGTTTCGGCTGCAACAATTGCAAAGGATGCTAACGGAGCTGTTAACGCAGAATTGGAAATCACGTATACTCCAGCCGCTGTAGGCAATCACGTAGCTGTTCTCACATTGAGCTCTACAGGTGCCACATCGGTTGTTGTTAATATTGCTGGTGTTTGTAAGTAATTGGTTTGTTAATGGGGCTGGGGAGACCTAGCCCTTTTTAAAATTAAGACTATGTACGTTACCGTAGCTGAAATAAAAGAGCATCTGAATATAAGTGCTAGTTACACAGAGGAAGACTCTATGCTTAACTCAATGATAGAGGCTTCAGAGATTGCAGTAGAAAACTACCTGCAACAGCCGATAGATACCTTTGTGATTGAAAATAAGCTTAACGCAGCGCTAAAGCATGCTATTAAGATAATGGTAGGCAACTTCTATGCAAATAGAGAGTCTGTAGCGTACACAAACCCGCAACCTGTGCCGTATACTTTGGAATTTCTTTTAAAACCTTATAGGAAATATTCATGAGAGCTGGATTATTGGAACATAAACTGATTTTTAAGGAACTTAGGAAAATTCAATCCTCAACCGGGGCTGTTAAAAAGGAATACGTTCCTATTTACACCTGCAAAGGAGAAAAAAAGAGATTGTCTGCTTTGGGTAATGGCATTCAAGCAAACGAAGAGTTTATCGGCAATACGCTGATATTTCGCGTTCGATGGAACCCTATTATCCGCGACTCGCAAAGAGTAGAATTTGATGGTGTAGATTACGATATATTTCTGCTCGATTCTCAAGGAAGAAGAGACTCATACTTAGTAACGCTTAGAAAAATCAACTCATGAATTACGGAGTAGTAAGAGGGAGAGAAACACCCGGATTGAATAGTCAGTCATTTAGGCTAACAGAACAAGGGTTATCGCGCGTGCAATATGCGGTGAGAGAACTTTTCGACATTGACAAGAACAGGGCCATAAGAGCCGGCTTAAGAGCGATGGGAAGAGTTTTTGTAAAAGGTGGGCGTGGAAGACTTAAAACTAGAAGGGAGGCATCAAAGGGCGTAACAGGAAACCTCTACAGAGCTTTTACAATCAGAGTAAAAAAAATGAAGCTAGGAGCGATGGTAGGTTTTAAAGGAGGTGTTGGAGGTGGCGGACACTCTCATTTAGTGGATAGAGGTACCGTTCGCCGATTTACAAAGTCGGGTGCAGACAGAGGAATAATGCCTGCTAATAAGTTTTGGACGGAAACGGCGGATCAGGACTGGAAAAAAGCTACCGATGTGCTATTTGACGCTATCGAAAGAGCTGTACAGAGAATAATTGAACGTAACGCATATTAATATGATTGCAGATTCAAAGTTTAAGATAACGTCCATCATCAGGCAAATGCTTATTGATGATGAGATTTTAAGAAATTACATCTCAGTAACTGTAGACGGAGAAGTAGAATATAAGATATACCCAATAGTAGCACCTGAAGGTACCGCAGGTGATTTTATAGTTTACTATAGAGAGCAATACAGCAAGAAGTATACAAAGATGGGCGTTTATGAACAATCATGCTTAGTCGCTTTAGCTGTCATTTCTGATGATTACGATTCCGCTCAAAACATAGCAGATCGTATTGACGCAATATTAGAAGGGAAGCATCCCGACTATGATATACAATATATCCAATTAGAAGACTCGACAGAGCACTTCGAGGAGGGTAAATATATGCAAATCTTATTGTTTAACGTAAAATAGAAAATTATGCCAGATTATGACGCAAATGTAGATGCTATTCAAGGTGATAGCGTCTTTGTATTCACAGGAGAAGCCGGAGCAGAATTACCAACGGCATACGCAACGAGCTGCAATCTATCTGTTTCTAAAGAAACGATTGATACATCAAATAAGATGACAGGCGGATGGGCATCTAGCCTGTCAGGACGTAAAGGATGGACTGCAAGCTCAGACTGTTTGCTTACCAAGACCACTGGTCTAAACTCTTTCGACAGCCTATATGATGCCCTGTTATCCGCAACACCTGTATCAGTTACAGTGGGAAAGGTAACATCCGCTTACGGCTTAGATGCAGGATGGTATGCCGGTAAAGCTCATATCACCGCTTTGGAAATGACGGCCGAACAAAACGGCGTAGCATCATGCACAGTGACATTTACCGGAACCGGTGCCTTAACAAAAGTAACAGCACCGGTAGTACCGTAGTATAAACTTTAAAAACAGAAAGGGAGGTAGGCGGATGGTTTATCTCCCTTTTTCTAATTTATGAAAATAGGAAGTGTAATAAAATGGGAGCAAATGACCGACAGGTCATTTCTCACAATGCAGTACGATAATGAAGATGATGTAATGAAGTTATTATACTGTATCTCATTGCCAAATGCGACTTTTGAGGATTTCAAAAAGTTACCCGCAAAGCACATTAAAAGGCTACTTTCTGATTTAGAAGAAGAGATTAAAATAATGAATCAATTCACTAAAGAATCAGACGGAAAAGGAGATACAGAAACAAAGATAACTGACATAGCCTATGCGCTGATTTTCGCAGGAATGAGCACAGAGTACGTGATGGATCGTATGACTATTACGGATATAGCAACAGCCATGCAAGCGTATGAAGCCAAAAAGAAAGAGGACATGGAAGCCTCAAGGCTATGGACATATCTAACGATGTGCCCGCACATGGATTCTAAGAAAATAAAAGGGCCTAGAGATATAATGAAATTCCCGTGGGAAGACCAATCGAAGCCAAATCCTGTGTCAGATGAGGCTATTAAAGTATTCAACGATTTTATAACCGGTAAATTGAAAGTGAAATGGCAGGAAGATTAAGTTTCTCGATAGCAGTAAACCTGCTAACCGAGAATTTCAAAAAGGGAGCGTCTAGTGTTTCAAACTCTTTGAAATCAATGCAGATGCAAGTATTAACCTTTGCCGCCGCACTAGGTGCCGGAGGGTTAAGTATAACAGGTTTTTTAACCTCGCTGATACAAACAGCAAGGGAAACATCCCGCGTAACAACGGCGCTTAAAAACGTATCAGGGGGAGCGGCAAACTATGCGAAGTCTCAACAGTTTTTGTTAGACCTAGCTAAAAAGTACGGAATTGAATTATTAGCCTTAACCGGTAACTTTGCCAAATTTACGGCAGCAGCAAGTAATGCGGGTGTAGCGATGGCAGACCAAAAGAAAATATTTGAATCTGTATCGAGGGCAAGTGTGGCATTTGGATTGACGGCAGAAGATACTAACCTTACATTCCTAGCTATTACTCAGATGATGAGTAAGGGTAAAATCAGCTCGGAAGAGTTACGCAGACAGCTAGGAGAGAGATTACCTATTGCCATGAGTGCAATGGCTAAGGCGGCCGGCGTACCAATTAACAAACTAGATAAATTATTATCTCAAGGCAAATTAATGTCTAATGAGATACTTCCTAAGTTTGCCGATGCGCTGAATGAAATGATACCGTCTGTAAACACGGATAACATCGAAACCTCAATCAATAGGTTAAAGAATGCATTTACAGAATTTACAAAGGGGACCGGCGTTCAATCAGCATTTAAAAAGGTAGTAGACAGCATCGTTAAATCGGTAGAATATGCCGGTGCAAATGTAAAATCAATTATATCATCTGTTAGCTCATTCATTGTTGGAGTAGCCTTAGGCAAGATGTTTAAGTGGATTATCGCACAGTTGGCAATCGCACAAAAAGCGGCTATGATGGCCGCAATAAAAGCATCTCAGGTCGCCGGTCAACAATTCGACAGAGCGGCATGGAGAGCGAAGAGCGGAGCGGCTACTATGTCAATGGCATTTAGTCGGGCGGCGGCGGCAATTAAAACTGCTATGATGTCAGCTCTGCCAACTGCAATACTTGTAATTGTATCTGAGTTGATAGGTCGAATGATATATCTTAATCAGGAAGCAAAACGTATTAAGTCTATTTTTTCAGATTATAAAAACGAAGCAAATAGAGTTTCGAATACGGCTGAGGCTGCAAAACTAGAAACATTATATAAAATAGCAACCGATACTAATAGAGCACTAGCGTCACGCCAATACGCGCTAAATGAGATAAATAAACAGTTAGGAACATCTTATTCTATAGACTCAAAGACATTATCCATACAGGGAGATATTAATAAAAAATTCGAAGAGAGATTAAAGCTAATTAAAGCAAACGCTGAAGCTGAATTTTATCAAGCGCAAATACCTGAAATAGAAAATAACATACGCTTATTACAGCAGAAAAAAACAAAAAATAAGTCCGTAATAGACGAGGCGGTTACATACAAAAATGCAAATGATAAGCCTACGTTCTGGGAAGCAACCTTGAACGCCTTAAATCCGTCTACCATGCTAAAGTCATGGAATGCCTTTAATCCATTTAACGGCGCAAGTAAATCGACGGAGCTTGCTGATGACGAAATAACCGAGTTGCAGAAAGAATTAGCACACGCAAATGAGAATTTAAAAAAAGCTCTATTGATTACTACATCGTCCGATGAAATTGTAAAGCCAAAAGTCGCCCCGGATGAAGATAATAAAAAAACAGAGCTTCAAAAATCAGAAGAAAAATACAAAGAATCTCTCAGAGAGTTACAAGCTCAATTAGAGTTAAATACACAATCGGGTGGTAAAATAGGAATATCTCAGCAAGAATACAACAAAGCAGTTGACGAATTAAGAGTAAAAACACTCGTAGACGCTAAGGGCACAGGGGATAAAGAACTTCTTACTTCAAAATATCTGAAAACGCTAGAAGATGCCATTAAACACCCATTATATAATGAGACTCAGGATAAATTAGATCAGGCTAGGCAATCATACGCTGAAGGATTAATAGCGCTAAATAATCAAAGAGATACAGGCGCAATTAGCGAAAAAACATATCGTTCTGAGTTAATAAAACTCATAGACGAAACAATAAAAACAACTGGCGCAATTAAAGGGATAGGAGTTGAGGGGCTAACTTTCATTTCCTCTCTACAGTCAACGGCCGCTTCAATGGCTGTGCTACCAAAAGCAAAAGTCAGAGATACTACTTATGACTACAAAAAGACTAGAGCAGATATTGCCGGTGAAGAACTAGGCATTTCAAAAGATAACCTAGATCGAATTTTGGAATCAATGAAACCAAAATTAGGGGAGTTAGCCGACGAACTAAACGATGCTTTGGAAAGAGCTGATTTTAATGAAGCGCTTAATATAATAAAGGCAATAAAAGGAGTTGACGCGCTAAAAGATTCGATTGATAAGGTAAAAGGATTGGATTCTGTTTTAAAGCTAGAAACCGTAAAGCAGGACATTAAGGAATTAAATAAAGACCTTAGAGCAACTGCATATTCTGGAATTAAGGATATGGCATCATCTACAGATAGAATGGTAAGCGCATTTAGCTCACTTTCAGAGGCTTTTTCTAATACCGATACCTCAGCGTGGGAGCGCATAATGACCATTTGGAATGCGATAACAACATCTGTAGATGCGGCGTTATCAGTGATAAGTACAATTGGGCAAATAACAGAGATAATTAATAAGTTGGCAGTAGCTAAAGAGGCTGAGGCTGCAATAGATACGGCAACGACAGCCACTAAAGTAGCTAATGCAGGAACACAGGCCGCCGCCGCAACAACCGCCGCCGCCGCTCAAACGACAGCGGAATTGACAGCATCAAGGCTAAAGACAACCGCTGCAACAACGGAGATGGCTGCAAAATCAACGGCTGCATACGCCGGAATCCCATTTTTAGGGGTAGGCCTAGCGGCATCACAAATAGCTACAATGCAAGCAATGATAGCGGCCGCAGCAATACCTAAATTTGAGAATGGAGGTATTGTAGGTGGTTCTTCATATCACGGAGATAAGATTTTGGCTCGCGTTAATTCTGGAGAATTAATACTTAATAGACAACAACAGTCTACATTATTTGGGTTGATGAATCAAAATAGTATATCCAAATCAGGCGATAACAAAGTAATAGTAAGGGGATCAGATTTAATCCTCTCAATAAACAATGAATTAAAACATAGAAATAAAAAACCAATTTTATGATACCATCTGTAACATACGGACTAATTTATACAGTACCCTTTAAATCAATAAAGGATAACTCTTTTCTCATAGAAATCTATAAAAGAGATTATGCGGGAACCTCTACTGAATTAATAGGCTCTGTATCTCCGTTTGTTATCACGATCGAGGACGCCGACTTCATATATGAACCTCTCAGATTCTCAAATGCTAAACTAACATTAGTAGGTAATGATTATCTGAGAGGCCTATTTTCTGTTGACTATCAACAGTATAAGGTAGTTTTAAAGTCGGATAAAATAATTTGGTCAGGGTTTATTAAACCTGAAATATACTCTCAAGACTACACAGACATAGACTTTACACTCGAACTAGAATGCATATCCGGACTATCGAGTTTAGAGTTTATAGACTATCCACAGCAAGGAGTTGATGGTAAAGAATTTGTATCTATCTGGACTCTGATAAAATTATGCATAGGTTACGCATATTCAGACTACACAGGAGTAGTATTGCCTCACGTATATGCCTCTAATGCTGAGGCTTATACTAATAAGGTTAATGTGCTAAATGAGATGCTAATTTCAGAACAAAACTTCTTTGACGAAGATGGAGTACCGATGAATCTAAAGGACGTTTTAGAAGAGGTGTGTAAATTCTTGAATTGGACATGTGCTGATTGGAAAGGAAAAGTATATTTCAATGATCCTGACTGGACAGGTGAATATCTAGAATATACACCAGACTTATCATCTTATACGGTTGTATCGCCAAACGAGATAAATGTTCAGGCAAACGGCTTTGCAGGTGCAGATCACACCCTTGATATTCTAGGAGGATATAACAAAGTAAGCGTAAAAACCAACAACTATAACGTAGGAGAGGTATTTCCAGATGAAGAATATGACAGCTTAAATGAAGATGGAAGAGCGGATTATACATCAGGCTCAAATGTGTGTCATAAAGTCTTTTTAGATGGGAAAGTATTTAAAACATATCTCTATTCAAGAGAGAACCAAACCGAAACAGATAGCAGCGATCCGGCTGTAAAAAATAGCTTATTAGGTGCTCAAATAATAAAAAGATCAAATTACGAAATGAAAGACGGCGTGCCTAGCATCACTAATTATTCATTTGAAAATCTGATCCAGATAAGAAGGGTGTATTATAATATATCAGGTACAACGTTAGTATCTCAGACGGTTTTAGACATGGGTAAGCCACTTTTAGAGTTTGCCGATAAACTGCCGGTTGCGGCTTATGCTAACGGTGCAATAGCTATTAATGCAGATATGCAGCTATCGAATAATAACGATGTTATTTCGTTTGGCGGATCATTAAACGGCCCTGATCCGCATCCTTTTTTAAGATGCATTCTAGGTATAGGCAATAAGTATTGGAATGGAACAGGATGGAAAGATGGCCAATGTACATTCGATCTGCCGTTTGAACCTAAAGCAACGTCAACAGGAAATCAGCGGCCAATAACTGAAGGTGGTTTTGTTAGCTGTAAAAACACAAAAACGCTAACAATGCCTTATAATGGCCTTGACGGGTATATCATGCCGTTACCAAATACTCCATACGCCGGGGATGTAAAGTTTAAGATAGTAGGTTTTCAGGCGATATTTGATAACACCGGTTTATATTTAAACTGCTTCTTAAAAGATTTATCTCTAAAGTACCAAATTAAAGACGGCTACAACGTAGACGCAGACTCAGATAGAATATACGAAAATGTAGTAAACGAAAGCTACGTAAACGAGTTAGACGAAATAGAGAATAAGATAAGCACATATAACTACGATGATCTATCGTATTCTAAGGTATTGCTATCAGGTGACTTTCTAACAGATAATCTCTATTCCGCCTTAAAAGCAGGAAATGTAAGGTTAGAAGAGCAATTGATAACAAGGATAATAAACAGATATTCTCAGCCTAGTATCAAGCTAAAGCAGATACTATCTCTATCGGATAATATCACACCTATAACAAGAATGAGAGATAATTATCTCTCAGGTAAGAAATTCATTGTAACAGGTGGAAGTATCAATATAGAGGCTGAAAGTTTTGAAACTCAAATGGTAGAAGTATTATGACGGTAATAAAAAATAGAACGGTGCCATGTAATCCTAGAAGCAAGAAC